CCGGTTTCTGGATCGAGAAGATACGACCCACCTTGACCGCTGTACTCATCAATCATGGTAGTCCTTGCACCTTGTTAAATCTTACTCGGTGGTCAAGTCTGCAACTGCAGTTCTATATTTCACATCGTATTCGTTAGCGAACACGCCCGCAGGCTGATCGGCGTCGAGGAACTCGAATGTCGTAAGCACCGGTTGCACGTCAATTGCATAGCCACCAAGCGTCAGATCTGCCATCAGCTTTGAGTGCATTGATTCAATGATCGAATCGGCGTCCGTGTCAGGCGCACCTGATCTCACCACAACAACGACCCTCACGCGCATAGTCCAATCAAGCTTCGGTAACGAAGTGAACTGCTGCGCCGTATCGGTAACAGGCTCGATAATGATCATCGGGCTTTCGGCTCTTGCAACCGCTGTCACCCTCGAGCGATACACCCGACCGCTCACGCCAGCAGTACTTGCAAGCGTGCTCGCGATTTGAGCGAGGATCTGTTCGCGTTTGGTAGCCATCAGTTACACATCACAGAACCAGTAAAACTCTCTCCCGCACCGATGCTAGTTGCCTTTGCTCTCACATACAGCAACGGCAGGTCTGAATAGGCGTGATAGTCAACGCCTGACTCATTGTGAGAGTGAGACTCAAGATCGAACCAATCAGTTCCGTTTAGCGACCCTTGATGAATCACCGTGATGTTGCTCCCAACAATCTTGTCTACAAACGTGAACGAGGTTGCGTTGACCTTCAATGCTGGCGTCTCACCATCAGATGTCAGGGGATCCCACTCGTGGACGTTTTTCTCGTTGTTCGAGTAGTAGCCGATGATCGCTGTCATGATTGCACCTTTCTGAAAGTGACACCACTGGCGCTGCCCAGGGTGGTGGTTAGCGCTGCGAGGATCTGCTCACGGATGCTGGTCATCAGGCGTCAGGGAACGGCGCAGTGGGTGGAGTGAAGTTACTGGTGTATCTTGCGACTCCTTTGGTGATGCGGAGGTCGTCGATGTAGCCATTAAGAGGATATTGATTGTTTGGGTCTGACGCTTGACGGTCTCCCGCGTTAAATGATGCAGATGATGTGTAATTTGTCGTATCTGTTCCAGAGTATTCTTCCACGCCATCAACGAATAACTTTAATGTAGAGCCGCTCCTGCTAGCAGCGAAGTGGTACCAAGTATTATCCGTTAAAGTTGATGTGCCTATTTTGGTAACGAATCCATTTGAGAAGAACAAAATTTTGCTTTGATAAAAAGCTAGGGAATAGGTGCCATTACCGACGCCATTTCCCTTGCCGCAAATGTGTGCATATTGAATATTGTAAGAAGTAAGGGGCAAAACACTACGAGCCCAACATTCCACGGTAAAATCACCAGTGCCAAAATTAAGTGCAGCATTATTGGCAACTGCCACCCTGTCGCCATTTCCATCAAACGCAATACTCGCTCCACCAAACTTGCTCTGCGCCGTGCTGATCTGCGCATCGCCGGTTGCCGTCACCGTCTTAGGCGACGGGCTGCTGTCCACAATGGTCGTGCTGCCGTTAACGCCGTCGCCGTGCAGCAGCAGGGAGACATTCGCGAAATCGGGATCTGTTGGCCCTGCCACCGCCGCGAACTGATACGGGTTGATGTAGATGATGCTCATGACGGTGCCAGGGTATAGGTGAGATCAAGGTGATGCGTTGCCATCAGCTCAGTCAGTTCAGCCACATGCTCGTCAGTAAGCGCCACCTGCCCTAGCAGCAACCAGATCGCGCCTTGCATCGCCTGCGGGTTGACGCGGTAGTTCATAGCGTCCTGGATGGCTGAAACAAACACCGCCAAAGCGCGAGCAAGTTCAGCCGTAGCGGGCATCCCGATGACGGATTGATAGGTGGCGCTGGCCAGCAGATCTGAGTAGAACCCCACGTAATTCGGCTGCGGTGGTGGAGGCGGCGGCAGCTCGATCAGCTCCCAACCGTGGCGCCATTCCAGCGCATCAAGGTCGACAGTCAGCCGCTGCCGCACCGTGAAGCCCTCAACGTCATCGGGCCGGGCTTCCTTGATGATCCGCAGCACCAGATAACGCGCGTCGAGATTCACCACGGGCTGATCATCAGCCCTCGGGTAGCTGAGGATCCGCTGATCGATCGTGTCCCAGAGTGCGAGAGTATTCATGGCTTCAGCTCCGGGAGACGTAGAGGGTGACCTTCAGGCCAGCGCCTGCAGTGCCGGTGCCCACCTGGTCAATGTCGATCGTGATCTCTGCATCGTCCGCCAGGGATGAGTCTGAGATCACCGGAGGGGTTGCTGCTGTCTCGCTTGTTTTCTCTCCGTCATCAATGCTCAGCTTGGTACTCAAGACCGACGTTCCGGCTTCGTTGATGTCAACGATCAGATTGCTGCCCACTGGCGCCGTGGTGACTGTCGCCTTGACTGCGGTCAGCGTACCAGCAGTTGGCATCCGAAAAGTGACCTTAGCGGTGCCGGTCGTCAGCGCTGTCGTTTCGTCGCTGCAGGCGATGATGTAGATGTCGGTCGGCGTGCCGCTGAGGTCGCTGTAGGCGCCTGTGCTGGCGACAGTGGCCAGCCCCAGCGTCGTGCGTTGCGCAGCCGCGTCGCTGTCGTCAAGCAGCGCTCGACCCGCTGCGGTGCAGGTGATCTCCTCAACAACGCCTGCGCCTGCGGTGCTTCGCCCGAGCAACTTATCAGTAGCGCTTACATCTTGGATCTTGGCGTAGGTGACTGCGCTGTTGTCGATTGTCCAGGTGGCGCCACCGCCGGATACGGTGATGTCGCCCTTATCGCCATCCGAAACACCAGCGGCGTCCATCGTGGTGCCGGTAATGCTGAGATTGGTGCCAAGCGTGAGATGCGTCAGCTTGCTAGCGCTATCATCCCAAAACAGCAAACGATCGCCGCCGGGGTCATCAGCAGTCAACTCTTGACCGGTCAGCCCGAGCACGTCAGCCACGCTGGCAGCCAGCGTCACTGCATCGTGAAACCTCGCATCGTCACCGGCTGCAACGGTGCCAGTGGTGGTGCCAACATCCAGCGCCGCAGCGCCGCCAAGTGTGGGCTTGTTCAGGATCTGCGCGTCGCCGCTTGTCGCATCCCAGTCAGCGTTGACGTTGACTTCAGCGCCATCGGCGATACCAGCCAGCTTTGACGCTTCGGCGCTGGTGTAACCCTGATAGCCAGCGGCGTAGCTCAACGCAATGGTGCCGCTTGTGGTGATCGGCGAACCGCTGACGCTGAAGCCAGTGGGGGCAGTGAAGTCGACACTGGTAACAGTTCCGCCACCGCCGCCAGGTGCTGCAGCATTGATCCATTGCCCAGTAGCGCCGTCATACTTCAGGACTTGCTGATCAGAAGGCGAGCTGAGCGTGACATCACTCAATCCGTCAAGCGCTGTTATTAGCGTTGGCGTTCCGCTTAGATCGCTGTATGCACCCGTTGTGGCAACCGTTGCAAGGCTGCTTTCAAGCGCATAATTCGGGTGTGGGTCGGCGGCAACAACGTGAGCGCCGAGTGCATCACCAGCCGCTACGGTGCCAGCAGTAGTGCCGACATCTAATGTCGCTGAACCGCCAAGCCCAAGACTTGTTCTTGCTGTAGTTGCGTTTAGCCCAGTGCTGCCGCCATCCCAATACAAGCGCTCAGAATATGCAGTGTCCCAGTTGGTCTGCGATGCCGTGGTCGGGAGCGAATAACCTGCCGCAAAGGCAAGGGCAATGGTGCCGCTTGTCGTTACAGGCGAACCGGAAACGCTGAATCCGGTTGGCGCGGTGAGCGAAACACTAGTTACCGTGCCGCTACCGCCAGAACCCCCAGGCGGCTCGGCCCATGTTCCATCAGCACGAAGGAAGTTGGTAGTGCCGCCGCCGCTTGATGGAGCTAGGCCGGCAAGCGTGCTGGTGAATAGCGGCAGCGTTACATCGTTACCTGTACTGCTGCTAAGTAGACGCGTTGCCGCCGCGTAAGTGAGATCGGTGGCAACATTGACTTGCGCACCGGTTTCAATGCCAGCGAGTTTGCTTGCCTCAGCAGTGGTGAAGCCTTGATAGCCACTGGCATAGCTCAGCGTGATAGTGCCAGCGGTTGTAATCGGTCCACCAGCTACTGCAAAACCAGTTGGTGCGTCAAGGTTGACGCTGGTTACGGTGCCTGTGCCTCCGCCGGAGCTAGCCGCATAAGGCAGTGAGTTCCAAGCAGTTACTCCATCTCCGTATTTATGCTTTCGCGTGTCGGACTCAATGCCAATTTCCCCCGAAAGCAGGGTTGGGTTTGCGCTGCTCCATTCAGCGGCAGTCCCATTTCGCAGCTTAAGCCTTGTGTAAGTCGTCACGGCGCCCCTGCATCAAGAACATTACCCTCAACGTAAACGGTATCTGGTGATCCACCGTCCATGATCACCATGCTATCAGGCGCGACACCATCACCGTCAAGCAAAGCAGGTGCGCCAACAGCCTGGCTCGGTGTTGCAGTTCGCTGGAGCATCACCTCGCAGAATGCACCATCATCAATCAGCGCAACGTTTCTAACGGTGTACGCATGACCGTCAACATTAACGCCAGCGCCGTAAGCAAGATCGCCAAACTTTGACGCCTCACACGTCAGCTTGTAATCCGTCGTCAGCACAACGCCATCAGCAATGATCTCTGATGGCATGTCAAGGATGCCAAGCCCTGACACACCGCCAGCATTTACCGGCACCGCGAACTCAGCAGTGTCAAGGAATACGGTTAGGTCTTCGACGAATGCCATAAGAAGAAACGCCTGACCGAAGCCAGGCGCGTATCGCGATCAGGCTCAGGCGTACTTCTTAGCGCCCACAGCATTGATGCTGTAAGTGTGGGTGGAAGTGTCAACAGTAGACACAGCCTTTACCCAGCGCTTGGCAGAACCCTTGGGGAACACCAGATACTGCTTAGAAGCAGTGGTGCTCACCTGAGCAAAAGCCACAGCCGCAGAAGCCTGCTCGGTGCCATCCAGGTTGAACACGCTGGTGACATCGGTGTAGCTACCACCTTGGGTGTCGCTGGACTGCAGTTTAACGTCCAGGGTGGAGGTGCCGCCGTTCTCAACGTCGAGGATGACAATAATGTCACCCTCGTAATCGTTCAGGTCAACAGCGGTGCCGTCGAGAGCATCAGTGCGCTCAGCGGTTGGGGCCAGGGCGAAGTGTGCAAGCTTCTCCAGGCCGGTGGAAAGAATAGCCATCAGTCTTTGGGAGTAGAGGAACTGGTTCGCCCGCGACGAGACACAGGCTTGGTCGGTTGAACTGCCGGTGCCTCCACCGGCTCAGGCTCTTTGATTGGCTCAGGGGCAGGAGCAGGAGCAGGAGCAGGAGCGGCCTTGCCCATTCCAATCAACAACATTGCCGCAGCGTCTTCAAGTTCTACAAAGGAGCCCGCCGCAGCAGGCTCCCCGGAGATCATGAGGTTGCGCAGGATCTCAACTCGCATCACGATCAGGTTCCGAAGCAGAAGGCGCCAGGCTGCTTGACGGCGAAGTCAACGTCTTGCAGAGCAATGACGCGGACGGTGCCAGCAGTAGCACCAGCGTAGGGATCCACAGTCAGATCCAGGCCAGACCACATGCCCATGATCATCATGGAGAAGTCGCCGAACAGCGCATCGTTGTTAGCGAGCTGGTTGGACACGATCACGGGATAGCCGTTGATCTCGTTGTCCATGAACACGAACTGAGCAGTGTTCGTGGCCTTCTCGGTGGACTTCAGGGCGCCACGTGCAGCAGCGTTGATGATGTAACGCAGGCTGCCAGCATCGGCGTTAGCAGAAGCAACATCGGTCTCCATGCCGATGTACTCCTCGAAGGTGCCGAAGGTGGTGATGGTCTGGGAACCAATGCCGGTGGTATTGGTCAGGCCGAGAGGCTGGTTGGAGGAGCCGGTGCCGTAGATAGCAGCGCGGTCGATTTCCAGTGCAATCACTCGAGCCAGGTCGTTGCGGACCATACCCTCAACGTCAATGCT